CAGTTCCTCGCTTCAACCCCGGCGCAGACCCATACGCTCAAGCTGTTGCAGCTAACCCTGACAAAGGTCAGGAAGTTCCAGCGAGCGAAATGCCAGCCTTTTCTAGAGCAAACGCCCCAATAATTAATCCACTAGATCAAGCTGCTTTAGACAATGTGGTCGCAGAGCTACCTACAAACACGCCGGGGCAGACCTACTTAAACGTCTTGGATCAAGGCCCAATAGCACTCAGCCTGACTCGACTCAAACAAAAAGCAGTCAACAAGTACGCACAACTTGAAAATTATCAGGGCGTGCTTGGTAATTTATTAGCTGATTCTTCGTCAATAGCTGCCGCACTCATGGCTGACAGAGCAAACGCCATCACTGCTGCGGCGTTGCAATACGGTGTTCCGGTCTACACAGGCGGCATGACTAAGGTTGTTGACTTTGAACACACCAACAGTCGAGGCGAAACCAAAAAGCTAAGCGGTCTTATTGACCTAATGTCTATGCTGTACACAAAAGAGCATGGATCTTTGGAGCAGTTAGCTCAGGCTTACTCAATAGCTAAAAGGGCTGAGAGGCTAAAAGCGAAGGGCATTGATGTACCCGGAACCCCGGCAGACCACGCGGCAAACATAGCTACAGCCGAGTCATTCTTGGATGAGAACGGCAACTCAATTATCAAGGACTGGTACGACGCTTGGCAGGACTACAACGGTTACACCGTTCAGTTCTTGCAAGACACAGGTGTTGTTGACCCAGAGACTGCTGAGATGTGGCGGGATCAGTCTGACTACATACCGTTTTATCGCCAAGTAGAAGGCGCTGAAACGCCAAATGCGCCGAATATATTCGGAGGATTAACTGGCAGCGCAGACCTAAAAGCCATCAAGGGCAGCAAGAAAGAGATCAACGTGCCCATGTTGGAAGCCATATCAATGAACCTTAATGCGGCCATAAGCATGGGCATGAAGAATGTCGCCCAGCAACGCATTGTCAGGGACATGAGAAATCTTGGTCTTGCAAGAGAAGTTAAGCCGGGGCAAAGAACCACTGGCGAGGCTGTTGTTACGTTCAAGGTAGACGGCAACCGACGCAACTTCATCATTGATGACCCGTTAATATATGAGTCGTTAACTGTTGAACCCGCTGGTGGGTTTGAGCAGCTTATATCTAAGACTGCTGGACTCCCTGCACGATTACTTAGAGAGATGGTTACACGCGAGCCGGGGTTTGTTATCGCAAACATGCTTAGGGACTCTCTGTCTGCGTTTGTAACGTCAGGATCTAAGTTTACGCCCGTCATTGACACTATTTTTGGCTACGCACAAGGCATGGAAAAGCTTGAGCGGACTGGCGTTGTCGGCGGTTATGACTACAAGAACGACCCAGAAAACATTGGCGAGTACGCAGGGAAGATCCTGCAAAAGAGAAACAAGAACGTAAAACAGAAAGACCCTATCTTTAAGTTCTTTATTGGCGCTTGGGATGCTATGGGCCAAGCGACCACAAGGTCTGACGCTGCAACGAGAAACGCGGTCTATAAAGATGTTCTCGCTCGCACGGGCAACGAAGCTGAGGCAAGCTTTCAAGCAATGGAGGTTCTTAACTTCGGGCGTCGAGGTAGCAATGTTGGAATGCGTATAGCTACAGCCACAATTCCATTCTTAAACGCAAGACTTCAAGGATTGGACGTTCTATACCGAGGCCTATCAGGGAAGAGTAGCGCAAACAGAGAGCTTTCTAGGGGTCAAGCAGCTAGGAGTGCGTTTGCAAGAGGCTCACTGATAGCCGCCAGTACAGCTATTTACTACGCAATGTTTAGCGATGATGAGCAGTACAAAGAACAGACAGAAGAAGTAAAAGACAATTACTGGATTATACCTACAGCGTCTGGTGTGCCAGTCCGAGTGCCGATCCCGTTTGAAGTCGGGTTGTTGTTCAAGACTTTGCCAGAGCGCATCATAGACTCATACAACGAAGGCACTACACCTAGAGAAGCCCAGCAATCTGTTCAGCGAGCCGTATTCGGAACACTTGGCATTCAGCCACCGCAAGCGATCACGCCGCTCATAGAAGCTTACATGAACTACGACCTGTACACAGGCCGACCTGTTACGCCAGTGTTCATAGAGGGCAACTTAGATCCACAATTCCAAGAGCTTGCATCCACCAGTGAAATCGCCAAGAACATGTCGAAGGTCGTTGGTATTAGCCCGATAAAAATAGATCACTTAATGAACGGATACGGCGGAACAATCGGCATGTACGCCTTGGGCATTTTTGATTACGCGCTAAGAGACAGCTATGTGCAAGGTGATAACAGGGCTGTTCTTGCGGGTAAAGATGTTTCTCAGTACCCAATTATCAGACGGTTCTTTGGCTCAGAGTTCGGCGGTGGTGCAAAAGAAGACTTCTACGAGATGTGGGACTACATTAAGCGCGTAGAGCAAACAACTAAAAAGCTTTATGAAGACGGCAGGACTGATGAGCTTGAGAGTTATCTCGTTAATAACAGACAGTTCTTGGGGCTGAAGTCTCAATTGCAGCCTACTGCAACGGCGCTATCCGACCTGCGGAATCAAAGAAGGGCGATATTAAAAGCGGATCTAACAGCGGCGCAAAAGCAAGATGCTATAAAGCTGATAAACGAACAAGAGCGTTACTACTTACAAATTGTTCCTCAGCTTGAAAGATACATTCAGCTACCCACCATCACTGAAAAAGTCGCAGACAGGATATCGTCACTTATATAGGCCGCGTCTCGACTTCTGGCGGCTTACGCGAACATTACGCAGCACCTTCAGAGACAGTCCTTCTTCTGTTCGTCGGACAGTAAAGCCCTTGCTAAGAGTCCCATCTCTGTCTGTAACGTAACCAAACGGCACCTTTTCAATCTTGCCGCCACGGGCTAGGAATTCTTCTACGGTTTCTTTATCGTCCATCTAAACCCCCAAGTACTTGTACCACTTGCCTTCACCCTCAACATCAATCAGGCAGTAACGCTGGCGCACGTTATAGATAGTCTGCACTGGCACCCCGACCTCGCCAGCTATGTGCCTTGGCTGAACACCTTTGTTTTGTAACAGCAGTATCCGCATGATCTGAGACTCCTTCACTGGTGGACGCCTGTCTTCGGGTACATTGTTCTTTTTAGGCTTAGGCTTCTTCATGTAAGCCTCTTGCGATCTTATTGCTTGTACGAATTTATTCATTGTCGCTTCCCGTTGTCTTTATCGCTCTTAGGGACTTTGACCGTATTGAATGACAGGTGAATGGTTTTTCCATCGACCACTATGGTGCTTTGTCTCCAACCAATTGGGCGAAAAACATAGTCCTTTGGGACTATAAAAATATCTGATGCACTGCTCATAAATAACCTCCATTGAAGTCCCGCCTTCGGCCACCCTGACGGGAAAGGGTTCGCAATCCTTTGCCCTTGACCTGAGAACGGAGTCGAGGCAAAGGGAGCCTAAAAAGTCCCGCCTCCGGCTCCACCGGACGGGAACGGTGATGGAGGGTGTGATGAATACCCTGAGCCAATTAAAGTTCAGTTGTGGCAGATGACCCGATTGGTGGTGACTCGGCTAGTCAACCGCCGCTGCGATCCACACTTCATCGGGCCTCTTTGTATTGCGGGAGATCAAGATCCCATGTTGGAGAGACTGATGCTGCCACTCACCTGCCCTTTTCTCGCAGTTATAAATCCTTAAACCTTTCAATATCGTAGTACACCACTGGCTCCATGTCTTGGTTGTCACTGCGGTCAACGCGCCCACCAAAACCGACGCCGTTTGGCTTTTCCTTGAAGTTGATCCACCCAGCCTGATCCTTCCATTTCACAATCAATATGCAAGGAACCCCAGTTGCATCGGTCAAAGCCTTAGCCGCCATGACCTTTGATACCGATATCATGTAGGTTTCGTAGACATCCTTCCGTACCTTTCGGCACTTGATCTCAGCGAACAAAACAATATCTGGCCCTCGCCTGAAGCTAATGTCTATTGGGTACTTTGGCGGATTCCTTACCCATTGCATGTTGTGCTTGCTCGCAAACAAGCCAGCAACATGAGACTCGTATTCGATGTCTTCATTGGTTTCGTATGTAGGCCTCATCTTGGCGTTGGGATCTTGAACCCCATCTCCGCTGCGGTATTGATCAAGTTATCTATTAACCGGGCATATGTTGTTACGCTCGTTTCACCGCTACGCTTCACGGCCCTGCGTCTAGGCCCAAACCGAGTCTGCACCTCTTCACTGCCGAATGTTATACACAGCATTTCCTCATGCATCTCATCGGGCGTCATACCGCAATGGTCTGCAAAGCTGTTACACCATTTACGGTAATAGCTTTCCTGATTCCTACTCCTGCTCTTCTGCACAGGCTTTAGCTCAATAACCAAGCCCTTTTTGCACTTCAAGAACAACTCCATGATCTCAGTGCTGCGGTTGGGAACTAGGGCGCATATCGGCCCCAGTATCTCCCCAACACCAGCGCCTTTGATATCAAGACGCATCGACCAAGAACCCTTCATTGTCCACTACAGGCGCTATGACATCCTTATGCGCCTCCACAAGCTTGTCTATTACCTCTTCAACACGATCTAAGGCCTCAGCCAGATCCTCAGCATTACTTTCACGAACCATAGTCTCGCCAAGATGCAGCAGTGCTGACCTGTAGCTGGGGTGCCAGCTTTTAGACCTCCATTCATTGCCTATCCACTTCTGCACTATCCAGTTCAAAGGATCAGAGGTGACCCTTGTTTTTTCATCAATCTTTACCACTATTGGCATCGTTTACTCCTTAAAACGGTATGTCTTCGTCAAAATCAATCGGATCAGCCTGTTGCTGCGGAGACTCTTCTTTGGGCGCTTTATACACCTCGGTTCCAAGCCACTTGTACTCAGCGCCAGTCTGCTTCGCCACTCGGTTCCACATGCCCACATCAATCTTCATCTTGAAATCAGGATCTGGACTGGCCTGATTCTCCTTGTACATTTCCAAGAGAAGCTTTAACTGCTCTGGGGTGATGTAGATGTGCCCCCTAAAGTCTGGGTGCTTTTCGTTCTTTTTGTTGTGAGGCCACAAACCGCCTTCGCCTTTTGGATAACTAGCCATTAGCTTTTTCCTTGCTGTTAAGTTCGTCCTGCTTCGCCTTCATGGCAGCCGCAAGCCTGTCGTAGGATTTAGGGAACTTGGATTGAATGTGGTCAACGGCTTTTTTGTTTGCCTCCCACATGCTACGCAGCCCCTTCTTAGTTTCGACCATGCCCTCCACTGTTGAGATCATCATGTCTACCCAGCCATCCGCTTGCTCAGCATTAAAAGCGAGATAAAACTCCTCTTCTTCTGCATCGCCAGCGTCTGCCTTTGGTTCTGGTTTCTTTTTGGGCGGCTGCTTGGCCTTTGGCTTTTGTTCAGCCACAGGTTGTTCAGCCTCAGTGTCATCCCATGTATCTTCCGGCTGCACCTG